CGGGTTGGTCCGTGGATGGCATTTAAGATGTTCTTCACTGGCTATATCAGTCCTGTGGATCAGTTACGTTTCAAGCATATGCTTGCAGACTACGACGATCCAGCTGAGCCCGAGGATGTTATGGTCAAGACGAACGATGCTGATGACGAGCCTGTGAGGAAGCCAAGGCACTCCAATTCTAATTGGTGGGCATCTTACTCACTGCTAGCCCATGCTCAGCATAATTCGCCCACTTTCACTCGTGCGAACGAGATGATCGTGTCCTCGTGGATCCGCAAGCGGATGGAGGCTGACGGAGTGCGCGCAATCCAGATTGCCAAGGTTCTGCCTTTGGCCACGCGGTATGCGTTCGTTCCTACCGAAGCCGACGTCGACGCCGTCAAGGTCGACAATGCTCCTGCGGTGCGGAGGCGATACGCCAAGAAGGAGACCAAGTACTGGTCTAACTTCTGGGGTATGCGCCGTGGTCACTATGAGAGTGATCGTTAGGGGGGCCCAGTGAGTGTACCGGGGAGGGATGGCCATGAGTCAACGGCACCCAATCCTCCCAGTTTGGCGGTATCACGAATTTTGGGAGCCTCTTCACGCGTAAGGCGCACTTTCCTGGTCGGGCAGAAGATGTCCCCGCCGCGTCAAATCTACGCATTTAATTCATCTTTACAAACCCTCATAACGGGCGTCAAGGAACGCGTCTTCTACGTTAAGAATGAAGATGGCGAATTCGTCAGGCCTCCTCAGGCTAAAGACGGAGTTTTCCGCGCCCGGCTAAGCGGTATCCGACAACGGATCCTGAGGCATTGTCCAATAATTTCCCCACTGGAACGAGCGGAGTATCCTCTCCAGTACGTGGGTAAGAAGCGGATTGTGTACTCTGGAGCGCATGAGATTCTCCTGACCAGAGATCTCGTCGATAGGGACTTTCAGGTAACTGTTTTCACAAAGACTGAAAGAACGCTTAAGCCTAATGCGGTAGCACGGATCGTTTCGCCAATGAGTCCGGAAGCAAATTTAGAGACGGGTAGGTTCGTGAAACCTATGGAACACCCGATTCTTAAGGCTATCTCCGAAGCAGTCGGGCACACTGTGGTGATGAAAGGGATGAACGCATCACAAGTGGGCACTGTTATTCAGGGGCACTGGGAAGGTATGGGAGGCACAGGCAACTGTGTGGCTATAGGGCTCGATGCTAAGAGGTTTGACCAACATGTTGGTGTTCAGGCATTAGAACACGAACACAGTCATTATCCTAGGCTTTTGGCTTCGCCGGCGGACAGGAAGACCCTCAAGGGCCTTCTTAGACGCCAGTTGAAGACTAAAGCCTTTGGTCGAACAAAGGAAGGTACAGTGAAATACAACGTAGACGGCACGCGCCTCTCCGGTGTCATTAACACTGGCCTTGGCAATTGTATCTTAGCGTCCGAGATGTGCATAGCCTACTGCGAGAGTAAGGACATCCGTTTTCGCCTAGCGAACAACGGGGATGATTGTGTGTTGTTCATCCATCGTAAGGATTTGTCCAAGTTCTCGACAGGCCTAGAGGAGTGGTTCACCGACATGGGTTTCAGCTTGGCAGTTGAGGCCCCAGTGTACGAGCTTGAGGAAGTCGTATTCTGTCAGTCACAGCCAGTGTTTGATGGGACTTCGTGGACTATGGTCCGCGACCCGCGCACTGCGCTTGCGAAAGACTGTGTGTCGTTGAAGCCTTGGCATAGCGTCAAGGGGTTTTCAAGTTGGATTAAAG